TATATCTTTTTGAGTATTTTTTATTTCGTTTTTTCATTGTCTTAGATTTCGGGGTTTTCCGAATCAACCCGCCATATAGTTGTTCGATTTTTGAAATATCATTTTTAAATGATGCGAAACAACGATCATTCAATGTAGGTTTAATTATTTTTATATTTTTCAATACATTTGTATAATTTCCACCTCCTCTAACTCCAAACATACGTTGTAAAAATGTTCTGGGTTTTGGTGCAGAACTTCCTGGCGCAGGGGGCGTTCTGGTTGGTTGCGAGTATGCGGTTGTAGGTATACGTGAATTGGTATTCTGTATAGGATTCACCACAGACAACCGTTCTACTTCCTCTGCATCTACTGATGAAATACTTTCTATAACTGGCTCTAAATCTTTGGCAATATCAGCATCGCTTTTAGGCACTTCTTTTATTTCCATATCATTAAGTAAATCAATTCCTTTTATAAAAATAAGTTTGTCTATAGTGTCAATAGTTACCCCTTTTGATAGTAAATATAATAATGCTATATTGTAATCTTCTGTATATTTACTCAACAACATGGTATATGTTAGCAATATCATATCTATTATTAGTCGCAAGTTTTTTTGAATAGTATTGATAGATAAAGACCTATAGGTTGCACTGCCTAGTCTTTTGATTTGCTCAAATCGTTTTTGTATACCAGCCAATAATTTATCGGTAGTAGTTTTAGTAATTCCTGAACTTTCATATTCACTTCTAATTTCCGTCATATCTTTTATAATTTTGTTTTTACTGTCTTTATCATACTTATTTTGTCTAGTACTTTCGGCCGATTTTTTGAATGTTTCATTATACACAGTAGAATTGATATACATGAAAAATACTAAATAAAAATACATATTTATCAATAAAAAGTCTTCCAATTCATCACATGGAACATCATCACTTCCAAATATTCTATGATTAATATCATATTGTCGTAGCAAGTCATTTATAACAACAGTATGTATTCTCATACGATTAAAGGATTGTGATATAGTGTTTTGCAAATCATAAACAAACTTCATATATTCATCTATATACCAAGAATTAAGAATCATTGTCCCTATAAATATTCCTAATCCAATACAGGCTACTCCTCCAGTATGAATAATCATTATAGAAACGGCTAATGCACTGCCTCCTGATAAAACAATACCGGTAGTTGCTACAATCATTGGGATAATAGAGCTTTGTTGAGCAACATTTATTGCAACCTCAGCGCTTTGATCAAATCTATCCGTTAATAATCCTTTCTTTGTATTTGCAGATGATATACCAGTTTGCGATTCAACTATGGCTACTACGCGCTTACGTTTTAATTTAGGAAGTTTGTATTTTAATTCTCTATAAATCTTATTTTCTGAATCTACTAATTGTCCTATTGCGTTGTCTATTACATCTATATCGGGAACAGCAGTTTTTTTAAATTGGTTAAGATCATTTGATGCTTTAACCCCAATTGCAACTTGTGCAGCACTGTCATCATTCGAGCTCAATGCAGCATCATTTGCTTTTTCTAGTTGTTCTAATTTATCCATTAGCATTTTTTTATACGCCAACCATTTTTGTTTTTTTTCATTAGAACATTTTAATGCAGCTATATATTTTTCTTGTAATTCTTGTACAGGCGTATTATTCGGTACAGACGATATATCCGGTAAATCACGGCTACAATCTTGTATTAGCTGCATATTTGCATCATAGGATGTTGTACTTAAAGGAATACCTTCTATTTGTGTAGTAGATATTTCGCTAGAAGAACTATTTATATTTTCGTTCGCTGGTATATTAGGTAATATAGTTGCGGATTCTTTTAGAGATGGTTGAACCAATGATGAGTCCATTGAAAATGATTGTGTTTTTTGCAATAAATCAGCATTACCGCCGATTTTGTGGGTTTTTCTATTTTTCCTTTTTGTATGTGTATATTTTTTCATTTATATATAATTATTACATAAAATATATAAATACATACCATTAGATATTATAACAATGCGTCTTAATATCAAAAAACTAACCGAAGAAGCTCAAGTTCCGGTTTATGGTTCTGTAGCTGCAGCCGGAATGGACTTATTTTCCGCAGTGGATTTGACCGTTCCACCGCAAACTCGTAAACTAGTTAGCACAGGTATTTCCGTTAGTTGGGAAACACAAGAAGGTCAATGGGATGAACATCCGGAAAAATATTATTTGCGAATTGCTCCCCGTTCGGGTCTCTCTGTAAAGAGTAATATCGATATTGGGGCAGGTGTAGTGGATAGTGATTATAGGGGTGAAATATTTGTCTGTTTTATCAACAATTCGTTGGACAAGGAATACCAGATTCAACGGGGTGACAAAATTGCCCAAATGATTTTGACCAGATTCGAACAATTTTCCGAAGTAGTTATAGTGGATGACCTCACAGAAACTCTGCGTGGTGAAGGCGGATTTGGTTCTACCGGAAGATAAGTGTGGTTTATTTATTTTACGGTTTGAGGTGATAACTGCATATTTTGCAATATAAATGTTGCTAAATATTCTTCTTGGAAAACTTCTATTTTGTTTTCATGTTTTTTGGAAAAAATATATTTATCTTGGGATTTTTTTACCGACCAGCCGTCGTTTAGAGCATTCATTATAAAAATCATTTTTTGTAAGTGGAGATTATCTACGTCTTTTTGTGGCATGTTTCTTTATATATTTAGGGCGTTTAGTATTTTTCCTGGTTTTACGAACTCTTGGATGTTTTTTTGTATGTTTTTGCTTATTATATATTTTTTTGTTGTTGCGTGATTTTCCACCAGCAGCCTCAGCTGAAACTGAACTAGACGATGATTGCGGTGAAATTATACGTTGCATATTTTGTAAAAATGGTGATTGGGTATTTTTAGTATAACTATGCGATTTATTCATTTGTTGGCTAGCACTAGCAATAGTATTACTAACCACCTTTATTTCAATACCATCAAAATACTCACATAGTAATCTATAAAAGTTTTGAACTAAATTAGTTAATAAATCAAAAATAGGCGGTTGTAATATTTCTCCAGTGCATGAATAATAATACATCAATGATAAAATATTATCAACCATTAGTAACAATGTATTTATTGATGATATTTCACTAGTATTGTCTATTTCGTGTAAGTTTCCACCTAATGATTTTAATAGGTCTTCAATTGTAGATAATGATGATAATAGCGTTTCAATTTCTTTGACTTTAGGTGGATATTCAGGTTTAATTCCATCTTTTGAAAAAATAAAATTACTATATGCAACTGATATTGCCCCGGTTGTTTGTTCTTCATAGTCGTAATATACTCCATAATGAATTACTTTTAAACAGAAATCCATATCCGATAATTTATCTCCTAGAGATGCATCAAAATGATCAATTTTCTTACTAGTATTGATGTGCATCAAACGTATTTTTTTAAATATTTGTGTTGTATCTAGTATTTGAGGAGTGGTCCGTAAAAAATCATTTTCAGGACCATTATATAAAAACTCATACCCACTAAATATAGAAATCAACATCTCATGTTTATCTATAAACTCTCTAGGAATAACTACATTTCCTCTTATACTTTTATTCAAAAACATTAACTCTCCTAATAAATCTATTTTTTGTGATTTTAATAAATACGAAATAATTCTATCATTTAAATAATTATTAGGACGATCAGCTAAAGCTATTTTACATAATTTCTCTAAAAATATACGTAAGATTGCATCTTTTACACTTGTATCAGTAACTGAATAATAGTAATATACACATAATAAACAGACAAAATGTTGACTTATTTGAAATATGTATATTTCGTCAGATTTTTTACATAATATTTTAATAATATCAACTATATCGGTTAATGGTATTATCGTTATTTTTTTTCCGCCTCCACGTGTGTTTTCGGTTCTAGTAAACCAGTCAAAAACTGTAGTAGTTATATTCGCAACCGCATTAATTATTGGTTCAAATATTCTAAAACGTTTTGATTGTCCCATTATTTCTATATCATCATCATCATCATCATCATCAATGTCTATATAATTGTCCATAGAATGTCCTCGTTTTCTTGTAACTGGCTCAATATTATCCCCATTATTAATAATTTCATTATTAACCTCCACTACATTATCCCCATTATTAACCGGCATATCATGATGCCCATCATTATTATTATTATTATTATTAATTTCATCAACAACCTGCATATCATCACCAAGATTATTATTTAACGGAATATATGCGGATGGACCTAAATATACTACCATTTTTCTTTTACCACTATCATAGAATGATCCAGAGCAGTTTTTTACTTCATTCTGTAAATATAAATCATGTGTTCCTAAAACAAATATGGTATTGTTTTGAGTTTCTATATCTTGATTATTTTGTATAGTATTTTGTAATATCGCTTGATCTAACCCGCGATGTTTATCTCCCATTCGCTTTATGAGAGATAACATTATGTAAATGAAATGTAAATACTTTATAAATGTATATGTTACACCAATGCTATTTACACCTTGATTGGGTGGAAATGTTTGTAATAAAGGATTAATTGCAGTATCTACATTTTGTATTTGTGGTCCATTATCATAAAGTTCAATGCAACGATTATTAGCATTTCCTAATCTTCCGAATGACAATGGGTCTCTTAGTATAGTTTCTAATGGGTTTCTAAACCTAATATTATTTAAATTTGCAGAATTAATTATAGCTGGTAATAAGATATTTCTTTGTTGTTGTATTTGTGGGATATTAGGAACAACAAATTGAGGCAACCCTTCATTGGATAATGCAAATATTATTACTGATACCTTTGTTAATTTAATCAAAAACTCCCCTTGTATTGTATCTAACCCATTTATACCAGCTGATCCAATTCCAGTATAGAGTAAGCTTTGTAGATTTGTTAAATTAGATAAAATATAATTTCGAGGTGGAGCCCCATTGGTGAATACAAGTTCTGAAAATGTGCGTATATCTCTTACCGATATACCTGAGTTGGAAGTTTTTTCAATTTTAAATACATAACAATTATTATTACCTATGTTATCAACATATAAATCATTATTTCCAGGTAATATATTTGCTTGTAGATTTTGCGCTGGTATAACTGCTGGTGCATTGTTAGTTACTTGATATATATAAATATTATTCAATGGATGTATGTCATTTTGACCAAACAAACGTATATTATTTATTAATTCAGTTTGAATATTTGTTATCCATATATTTTGGCCATCAAAATCTAAATCATTCACATTATGATCATATCTAATATAAATAAAATACATATTTATAGTTATAGGACCGTCTAAAACATTTTCTCTAACGAAATGTGTAATTAAAAAAATACATCCTTTAAATCTATCATTAACATTAAATACTTTACTGTATAATGTACAACACGGATAAAAATAAGGATAATTTCTATGAATAATGTTTCCAGGCGTTGCTGCATCAATTGCTTTAGCACATACTCCATAATTAACAAGTTGTTGTTGCAGAGGCATAAATATATTACCAACAGTACCCATAGGAACATCATTCGTTAGTCTATATGAAATCGCATCTTTATTCTTTATTGCAGGGTCTCTATTACCACCATGAATACGATCCGATCTATGTTGTTCGTCCATATGCACATTATTCCCAATCCCCAACTGCGGAGGCCCAACCCCAAACTGCGGAGGCTGCTGCTGCGGCTCATGTAATAAACTGCGTAATATATCACTTATCAATGCATTGTTTCCATTACTAGTATATTGAACTCCAAACTGTAATGAAGTAATCCTCGGTAGTAATATTGTAATCCTATTAATATATAAAGATTGATCGTATAAATGTGTAATAGTGTCTATACCGTTTTCAGTTATTCGCAAACTTATATCCGAAGGTGGCGCATTACGGTCAACTTGTTCTAATAATATTGAAAATCTTTTATCTCCATCATATTCTATTCCAGGTGGATTAGTTGTGTTATAATAATCACTATTATATGGATTAAATATATCAAGTTGACGGTGAGGGTTCGTGCAAACAAACTGAGCCCCATGGCCTGGGATAATCCCACCGAAATCACTATTTCGACCATTACCATTCATGCATATATTATATGGGATGAGTATCCCAATTGTATTGAGAACATGTTGTACAATAAAGTTTGCTGACAATAACTGGCGTTTAATCGCTCCAAATGGAGAACCTCTTTCGTTTAACAAATCATGAGAATGATCTACTTTCTGAAACACTGAATATTTGTCTATTCTATCGGATTTAAACATTAGTAAATTATTCATATTTGTACATAATTGTGGTCTAATTTGATCGTTATATATATTATCTAATACCCGATTAACTGGATCATTCTGTGCTGTAGTCATAATAATACCTCCCTGCGCAGGTTGATTAGGTTGTAGTGTTTGCGCAAGTTGGGGTTGTTGTGCCATCGTTATTATATAATAGTAGTATATAATATTATATAATATCAAACATTTCGCAATAAATCAACATAAAAACACTCACTTTTTATATGATATAAAACATCCTTTACACAATAATGCAGAAGCCATCGAATCCACTACCCCCTTCAAAAGGAACAATAGATGAAAAACATACCGAAATGCTAAATCATTTTCACACAATAGAAACAGAAACGATTCCCAATTTAATTACTAAAAAAAACATCCTAAAACAGCAATTAAAACAATTACCCAAGAACCAAATAGACACCTATATGGATATAAAAGACCAGGTCCGGAATCTTTCTCAACAAATAAAAACACTCAAATCTTTGAAAAAACAATACCTCCTCGATAATTCCAAATATATTTTTGACTATTTTGAACAAAAGAAAAAGGTTTCCTCTGGCGATAATGGTCAAAATGTCAATGTTCTCAACTCTTTCTTCAAAATAAAAGCAAAAAACGACGATGCATCTACCGTTGCCGGAACCAAATATAGCCAGTCCAAAAATACATATCATGCCTATTGGAAAAACATCAATAATTCCATATTGAATATACAAGATTTCGTAGTCTCTTCCGATGTTTGCGAATGTTGCAAAATCGGAGAACTGATTCCACAAGACGAAGAAGGTATTCTCATATGCAATAATACCGATTGTGGTCAGTTCGTCGCGTATATAGTGGATAGTTCCAAACCTTCTAATAAAGAACCGCCCAATGAAGTCTCCTATACTGCATATATCCGTCTCAATCATTTCAAAGAAATATTGTCGCAATTCCAGGCAAAAGAAACTACACAAATACCCGACGAAGTTATAGAAGCCATTCGGGCACGTATTAAAAAAGAGCGTATAACCGATATGACTCTGATAAACTACGACAAAATGCGCGATATTCTGCGCAAATTGGGTCTGAATAAATATTTCGAACACATTCAATATATCAATTCTATTTTCGGTATAAAACCGCCCATTATGAATGAAGAATTGCACGAAACCCTATGTGTTCTCTTTATTGAAATACAAAAACCATGGGCAGTCCATTGTCCGGCCAATCGCACTAATTTTTTCAATTATACATATACACTTTATCAGTTGTGTGTTCTTTTGGACCAAGTCCAATATTTGCCATATATCCCTATGATGAAAGACCGCGAAAAACAATTAGAACAAGATATGATATGGAAGAAAGTGTGTATGGATTTAGACTGGGAGTTTTTTCCTACGGTTTAGTAGATAAATATATGAACATTTAGACATATGAATTGTATCATATGTCTAAAAAATACTGCGTTCTCTATTATGCATTATGTATGATTCTTTGTAATTTGCGCAAGGTTTTCTTATTTGTTTTTTTATATGGATTTTTTTTTGAAAATGATACGTTTTTCGGATACGACCCCGTTTTGTATGTATAATTTATACCTCCACTATGATATGAACTTGGTAGTCGGGTATCATCCGCCGATAATTTATTATCAACGGAGAATGATTGTAAGTTATCATTAAATGAACTACCACCTTTAGTTACAGGGGAAATATTTGCTTTTGAAACATTATTCCCAAGAGTGCCATTAACATACTCTATATCAAATGAACCATCGTCATTCTCTTTTATTATGTTACCTCTAGTAATTGTACCGTTATTATTTACATCAACTGACTTGCCATCGGCAAATGGATTATCGCCATTGGCACTCACGACTTCAGCATGTTCTCCTTCAGATTCTAGAGATGCATTACTGTCTAATGAACCTCTCTCGAATGAACCTCTCTCGAATGAACCGCTGTCTAATGAACCTCTCTCGGACACCAATGCACTATTATCCGGGATATTGCGCTTCAGTTCGTCATCTGATGGTATTCCGCCGTTTTCGATAAAATCAGCTATATTTTCCTTGATGGTTTTTCCTGAACTATAAACTTTATATACAGGATGATTTACAATCCGAGCAAGATCAGTGCGTGCATAATGAACACCTACCCGATCAAGTATATATAAATCACTACCAATTTCAAGCAACGTTAAATTATATAGTTTGGAGAATTCAGGAATAGGATTAGGTAAATTTTCTGCTTTGGAGGATTGAGGAATAGGATTAGGTAATTCTTCTGTTGCCATGTATATAATATATAACAATAAATATATTATATTAGTAGATAATCCTAGAACATATCCATACGTCCAGACATTAAAACTCAAAACATAACCTTATTTCGGACTTTTGAATAAATACTGTCATAGGGTCCCTGTCCATTTGTGAAATCCAAAATACATATTCATCCGGCATTTCATTCGTAAATCCAATACAAAACTCTACTCCTAAACTTTTAAAACAAAAACAATTCGAATATTTCAATGGCTTCAAACTATCGCGGTCTAGTAATACCAACATATGATAATAATGTCTAGGATTGTGGTCCTCACTGAAATGCACTACACCCAATAATCCGTCTGGTGTATCCACGAAAGTAGTAGAACCGCGAACTTTTTCAAAATAAGGGGCCGTAATGGAATATGTCATAATTATTTCTAAAGTTCCAGTGGAATGATTGATACGTCCAATTTCCAAAGGCGACCATTTGTAGATAAACAAATCTTCATTATTTGGGAGAACGCCTGAGCTCGGAACGAGATGATGCGTTCTCGCAGAAATTGGTATCCAATTCTTCTCGCACCAACTTTCAGATGGCGGTAAAATCATTTTGACATTTGAAATACGATGTTCGTCAACTGCATAATCCCCTATAACCATGTTGTTTTTACCATTCGGTGAATAATCTACATTGGTTGCAATAAACTTCAATACATTGTTAGAACGCGGAACCTTAGTAGGAAGTGAAATATCATCCGACGATAAAGACACCGAATACTCATCCTCCGAAGCGCTCACAAACAACCGAACATCTTCTAAACCTTTTGAAAATACATCGCCTGAATATTTAGGGATATCTATTTCTTCATCTACTACAATAAATGTATCTGCAATAGGAGCCAATCCTTCATCTAATTCGCAAAGCATATTTTTATTTTCTATAACATGCAAATTACTCGGGTATCCATAACATCCATTGTTATATAACCAATAATTCACATATCTCGTATTCAACCATCTACGACCGTCATCCGTTTTCAAATACGATGCCGAGGTAGGCCGAAAATGTGGTATAACTGGATAGTTGTGTTTTACGCGTCTAGAAACCGATATCATATTTTTCGTTATGAAATCCGCGGAAATTGCTGTTATAATACTATCATTATGGTTCGCCGAATACCATCTTTGGTCCCATCGTTTAGCAGTTTCAACCCACGCCCAAAAATTGACATCCCACGTCAGTTTGTTATATGTCTCTAAATATTCCACGAAATACTCCTGATACTTATTCCACCATTCTTGCAATGTTTTAGCATCTCCTACAAAAAAACCACCGCAAAATCGCCAATAAATCACGTCTGTTAAACTGCCAATATTTTCAATGGAAATAGGCGATGAACATCCCGGAAACATGAGTATTTTATCAAAAAACGTTCGTTTAGATAATTGTCGGATATATTCATACGTTTTCAGTTTATCCCAAAACAAATATGTTATATTGAAATCAATATAGGCAAAATGACCGGTTTTCCACGGATTATGTTCTATAGCTCGGTTAACCATTTCTACTTTGGAATGTGATATAGCTAAATGATCTTCCGTGTCTTTTTCCAAATTGCGATGCGCCGGTAAATTATATTGTCTATTTTTCAGTTGTTTAAATACCCACAATTCATATTTGTCTATAACTTCTATATGAATATTTGTTGCACTTTGTAAAAATGCAATTTCATCGGCATTTTCATTAGAAACAAAAATATACAGTGGAATACCAATAGAAACCAATTCATTTAAACGACCAACATTCCATTCATCATTCTGCGGAGAATGCGCTTTGTCATGCAAATAGCATGTTACAAAAGTCAGTGTATTTCCTTGGTCTGCGAGAACGTCTGAACTCTTTCCGAGTTCAAGTGTTTGAGTATTATCTACTAATGAATCGTTTGACATTGTTATAATAGGGGTTGTTTATTTATATATTTTAGAAAATTGAATATATTATACAATTTTCTAATACAACCATATACAAAATTATTCATTATCATTCAAACCGTATAAACCCCGATATATATACTATAACAATGGCATCTCCTATAGTGATTACTAGTTCCAACAATATCGCGTCATCTTCCGATGAACGCCCAAATCTTGCTCTCTTTTTCGATGTGGAAACTACTGGCCTTATTCCGAAAGGAGTTCTTATAGCAAAAGGCGATATATCCTTGGAATTATTACCTTATATATTGCAACTCAGTTTTATTGTATGGAATATGGATACAAACCGTGTAGAATCGCAATACAATACATATATCAACATACCTTCAAAAATACGCATACTTCCGGAAATAGAAAAACTTACTGGTGTAACGCGCGAAAAATGCAACCACGGCGTCGTTGTCACCGAAGCACTTGACAAATTATACGAGGCATATATCAGGTGCAATACTATTGTTGCACATAATATCGAGTTCGATAGCAATATGATACGAATTGAATTGGCTCGCAATTCTGGGCGAAAAACACGGCATCTAGGCGATCTATTAAACACTGGCTATGAAAAATCTACAAATAAACTCAGGTATTGCACTATGGCTAAAAGCGTAGAATTGTGCAATATTCTTGTCCAGGCGATAGACAAACGCGGCCAACCATACCAATACAAAAAGTTTCCTAAATTGTCGGAATTGTTCGAAAAACTATTTGGCTCTGTCCCCGAAAACTTGCATGATTCTATGGTGGATACAATTGCGTGTTTGAAGTGTTATATGAAATTGCGTTTCGATAAAGACGTATCCATCGACATCTAATATCTGGACGTATGGACGTATGGATTAAAAATCCATATGGTCAGACATTAAGCCGAACACATTTCGCATATCTCTTCTTGTTCTTCCGCCACCTTACCCTTTTCTGGTTCTATTGTAAATTGTTGTGCTTGATGTCTTCCTCTTCTTCTTAAATAATAAATACCTGTTTTTAATCCTTTCGACCAAGAATAAAAATGCATCGATGTCAGTGTAGAATAATTGGGATCTTCTAGCCATAAATTGAGACTCTGACTTTGGCAAACAAACGCCCCGCGATCAGCTGCCATATCTATCAAATGTCGCATTGGCAATTCCCATACTGTCTTGTATTTATCGCGTATTTGTTGTGGAATAATATCAATATGTTGGATAGACCCGTTATTGGCAATAATATTGTTTTTCACTTTTTCATTCCATAGGTCCAACTTTAGCAAATCATTCATTAAATACCGATTGGCCATGATAAACTCCCCAGCAATTGTTCTCCTGCTATAGATATTGCTAGTAATGGGTTCAATGCATTCATTATATCCCAATATTTGGGAAGTCGATGCGGTAGGCATAGGAGCCAATAATAGCGAATTACGCAACCCATGAGTGCGTATTTCAGCCTTCAAACCATCCCAGTCATACCTACCTGCAGTGGGAACTACTCCCCACATATCATATTGCAGTTCTCCTAAACTAGCAGGAGACCCTGCGAAAGTAGAATATGGTCCATCCACCTTCGCCATATTGCACGATTCGGTCAATGCTGCATGATATATAGTTTCAAACACTAGGCGGTTAATATGTTTGGCTTCATCGCTAATAAATGGATGATTCATCATCATAAACACATCGGCCAACCCTTGCACACCGATACCGATTGGTCTATGTCTCATATTACTTACACGGGTTTTTTCGGTCGGATAATAATTGATATCGATAATACGATTCAAATTGTATGTGACCGTGCGCGCAACCGAGTGGAGTTTTTCATAATTAAATACGGGGGGATTTTGTGTCATATCCACGAATGCAGGGAGTGCAATACTAGCCAAATTGCAAACGGCCGTCTCTTTGTCGTCTGAGTATTCTAGGATTTCTGTGCATTGACCAGTTAATATACCATTGAATATTCCCATATGACGTTTTGGTTCAGTAAAGCAATATGTATTATCTATTCTACCAGAATCAACAATTTTTTTTATTGTAATAAATTGTTTTGCAGAACGATTTGGTTTATTAAGTGCATGGGTTATTAATCTTTTTGGAGAAAACCCAATGTCTAAAAGATGATTTAAATCACAAGATGTTATCAACAATCTATAGAGAGGCTGTGTATTGAATAATCTATTACCCCCTCTTCCATCTGGTAAAATACTGAATCCAGCTTCTTTCATTTGTGTTACCTTTGGATTTATACCACATGTTTGAAGCATTAATTTGACTTTAATCAAAAAATCGTAATTTATTGAACTAACTTGCAATTGTTGGTTGGTTCCATTATTTGAAATAGATCCATCTGCATCACAATATCCTGAAAACCATTCCATTTTATCATTGATATTACAGTTTATCGGAACATAAAACTTTTCTTCAATATCTAAAGGCAAACTAATTTGGATTCGGTCTTTTTCAATAGAACATGTTCGATAATTCATATATTTTAATAATTCTCTTTTATTGGAATACAAATATGCAGTAGGTTTTTTAGAATAAGACATACCATTGCATTGCGTTGTGCTTAATGTATTATTAGCTTCATTTTTTTCCAATAAATGAGGTGTTTCAAAGTCTATATGACGTTTGCAATAATAATGACCATCTAAACACGCAAAATTACATCTACGTTCATTTTCACCAACGATTATATTTCTGTATGTGCCATCTCCGCAAAAAAATCCGTGAGTATACGCATAATTCATTTTTTCGGAACCACTTATAATGGGATAATCACATTTTATTATTTTATCACCACGTTTCAATTCATTTGCTTGAACCATCTTTTGAGATTTTTTAGAATAAGTATCTTGTATAAAAAACTTATGATATTTAGTGCAAGACAATTTACATCCATCACTTGTAAATATATCAATTAGTTCTTGATTTTCACCAGTTTTGAATACTTTTACTTCACTGAACTCTTCACCATTCCATACATTAACTGTTTTTCCTTCTAATGATTGTATTTCTATATGACCATTGTCTGTGAGTATTAATGTCTCTGGTGCAACACATAAATTTGACGATTTAATGGTTCCCACATTTTTCTGGTTGGACTTTTTATTGCATGCATCCTTATACAACAAATAGGGCGTTCCGGTCTCCATCTGTGCATCCAATACCTGAAACCACAATTCACGCGCTTTTACTGCACGGCGACCTCGGCCATCTGTCTCATATTTCTCATATAACTCGCGAAATGCATCGCCATATACATCCGACAACCCGGGGCATTCATCCGGACACATCAGTGTCCACATTCCATCGGTTTTAACCCGTTCCATAAATAAATCGGGTATCCACAAAGCATAAAAAAGGTCCCGGGCTTTAAGTTCTTCATCCCCGTGATTTTTGCGCATTTGCAAGAAATGTTCTATATCAGCATGCCAGGGTTCCAAATAAATGGCGAATGACCCGTTGCGTTTTCCGCCGCCATTATGGACCAACCCTCCAGCCAACATGTAATTATGTTGATGACCCATTTGTAAATCATAAACAACGCCTCCATATTGCTTTTCCGTATTTGAAATAACTGGGACAAGCCAAAAATTATTATTATAAATACATTGTTGAGGTAATCGCCCGATTCTCATAGATAGATATTGTATATCCGTTGACAATTGTCTAACATCATCCGTATTCCCTAATCCATCCAAAATATGTTTGGTTTTCGATTCATTTAAATGCATCCATCTTTTTCCGATTCGTAGTTCTCCATTTTTATTTGCAGTAAAATCACTTTTCGTGAAAGGTAATACAGTGTTTCTCTCCCACATAATAAGATTGTAATACTGCATATATCGTATTTCGTAATGAATTGCATTGGCTGCAAAGAAACTCGCCAATTCTTCTATCTTATTCGGACTATGTGCAATATACATCCAATTTAGTCGTATGCGAGATGCCATGATGCGATAAGACTGATCGCTGTTATTTGCAATACACATTCCGGCTAATATAATACCATAAATATAGCATAGTTCATATGTCAATTCGGGGTAATCAATTTCTACTTTAGGAACCACATGAACTATATAATCCCCCGATTCCACGTCTTTTGCATCTACCCAATTAGCAAGTTCTCCCACATTATTCATATTACACCCAACTTCCGGTCGTTTAACAACATATATCGGATGTTCCGGAGTTATACATAATGGTTTATTGTGTAATACTGTTTGTATTTCGTGAATATTGCCTTCATATGAATGCTCTAGCACTTTTTGTATGCGTTCAAATGCCCCCGCGCGATTGGCGACTTCAGTTACCCCTGAAATACAATCTTCTATGTTCATAGGGCCTTCTTTTGTGTAGATAATTGTATTGGGAGTAACACATTGATCCACGTATTTCGCCGTGTTATTGAAAACGCGGAGCATTGGAACAATTCCATTAGAAGACCCATTTGTTCCGCGAATATGACTACCAGATGCACGGATATTGTGGATATGAAGCCCAATGCCACCTGCCCATTTAGAAATAAGGGCACAATCCTTCAGTGTATTATAAATACCGTCAATACTGTCACTTTCCATCGATAACAAATAGCAAGACGATAACTGAGGATGAGGAGTTCCTGCATTGAAAAGAGTCGGCGTTGCATGTGTAAAATACTTTTGCGACATCAAATCATATGTCTCCCGGATTTTATCCATATTGTTACCGTGAATACCTATAGCAACACGGAGCCACATATGTTGTGGTCTCTCCACTGTTATGCGTTTCAATTTCATTAAATACGCTCTATCCAGTGTTTTAAACCCGAAATAATCTATCAGATAATCGCGGCTATAATCACATATATTATCGATTTCTTCTTTTCGCCATGATACTAAATCATACAATTCAGTGGAAACTAATGGACTATGTTTTTCGTGTTTATCATGATGGAAAAACAGTTTCTCCACTACATCGGAGAACTTTTCATCCGTATTCTTGTGATGATTCGATACAACAATCCTTCCGGCTAAAATATTATAATCAGGATGTGTGCTTGCTAAAGATGCACATTGTTCAGCAGACAACTCGTCTATTTTCGTTGTAGAAATACCGTCATACAATTGGTCAATTACTTTCATAACTAAAGTAGTATAATTCAATTTAATTCCGGCTTCACCTCCCAATTTTTTAATACGTTGTAAGATTTTATCAAACGATACGATTTCACGTTCTCCACTGCGTTTGGTGACATACATTTCATCCATTGATTGGTTTTCAAAAGATGCCATTTTTTGTGCAATACTATTGAATTATAAAACAAAATATTTATGTCATTTTACTTTGTATATTTATTGTCCGGCCCGGATTTATCATCATAAGAAATTGTGCTAGAATCAGCTGTTGATTTTTCCAATATTTTACCAACACTTGCATATACTATCAAAATACTCAGTCCAATCGGTAAAAAAAGCGGTTCATAATAATTCAAATATGTCCAGCCCATGACAAAAATAACTGGAAATATATGATGTCTCGGGATCATGTTATAACAATCTGATGTCCGAAAATATATCCAAAATCCTGCACATATAACCGATAAAAAAACCTTCTTTTTATAACTCAAATATTTATCTAATATCATTAGTATATAGTATATCTATATAATAATCATTATTTTATGATAATAATCACAATGAATATGAACGTATATTATTACCTGCTTCATCCAATTTAACCAAACATATACCCACCCCGGTAGATACTGATATGTTTCGGACCGTTTGGTTCTCCGACGATACTGAGCCATCACTCGTTCCGAGTTCCGGTGTTCTCTCACATCCCGTTTGTATAACTACAAATGGTTTTTGTCGTTTTACAGCTGCTCGATGCGTGTACCCAGAGATTCGCTCTTTTTCTATGGTTTCCCATATAGAAACAAACGAAGGAACCGCTGCATGAAACCATTCCCGATTTCGCTGAACCAAAACACATGAAATAGTATCTAAATACCAATAATCTGTTTTATACAAAACATATTCTTCCCGGAGTTCCGTTTTTTTATTATGAATCCACTGGTCTATTTCCTCATTCGGTATATGTAGTGGCATATATTCATAATGTGGAACATTGTATTTGCCATTATCTGAATCATCCCCATCCGGAAGAGCTCCTGCGACCAACATTTTTTTCACGAAATAGAGAACTACGCCCTTATATTGGCGTTCCGAATCTGCACAATATTCATCATAGGATACATATTCTTTGATTCGCGTTTCTATAAAATCGCAATATTCCAAGTCGCACGTTTCTAGTTGGACTTGCATTTGTATCCAATATTCTTCTTTCGGAATACCAGTTATATCACGATTTACAATGTTTTTGATTTCAACCATATGTCCATACCTAGGATGAGAAGGGTCAGTGACAATACCATCCGGAGATGCACCGATGAAAGGGTATTTTTCGTGAGGAATACATCCAAAATCTGACAATTTTGCGGAAAACATATCTTCATAAATGGCCGCAGTTATTGGCTCATATTTCACGCCCCAATGCATAGAGTTTTCAGTATTAACATTTCCATATTGATTTTCTAAGACAAGCGGTTTACATTTTTCATAGATGAGACTATTTCGCTGTGCTTCCGACCCAAGGGCTTTTGAAATATTACTTGCGGTAATCATATTGTATCGTTTTTCATACCATTCCCGTGTTCTCTGTTTTATTTGTAAAACACGTGATATTCTAGATAAACTCGCAGATATATCTAACCCGACAACATCCGCACGTTCATCATCTATCGCACATTGTCTAGGGGGTATCATACTATATTCATCCATATATTTATCATATGAGCTATATACAAACTTGACGGCTTCTTTGTAATCTTCATCCGTATCGTCGCATATATTTGCATCATTCCATACGCCAAATAAATAGGTCGCTATATCATCGCATAATAATGCGGAGAACTTGGGGTCGGACATTTTCACAATCTGGCCATACAAATATTCTTCGATCATTTCGAGGACCGTTTCTTCCAAGTCTTCTATTTCTTTTTCGTCCAAAGCATCCAACCAAGTTTCCACATTTGTATCGTCATTCGATGATATATCTATTTCAGACGAAACGGTAGAGAGTTCTTCTATATTTTCGCTTTCGGTATTCATTTCTATAATTGTATATTTATTAATAAACAATTATGTTTAGATTATTTATTCAATTTTATATAGTATTGGTATAATACTCAAACACCTACGCTCGTTCCGAGCTCCGCCGTTTCCGACTGATTCTTTTCCGAGATACGCTTTGGGGTTAATGACTTCAACGTACTAACTCGTTTGCTATCGATAATTTTCAATGTAAATGTATGATTCGTGCTATTAAAAAACAAAGCAGGAATACTATTAATCTCGCCACTTTCTTTGTCATACACAACGTCTTTTGTTTTTTGCAATTTCGACTTTTCCAAACAACTTACGAAAAATATCTTCAAGTTTTTTATCTCTTTCGCAGAATAATTATGGTCTTTACCGTATTTTTCGGCAAATGCATGCAATTTTTGGGTTTTTACCGTTTTATCCAATTTGTTCCATGAATCACATTTATTTTTCTGTTTTTCATTTTCAAGCAATTCATCAATTGCGTTCATATTCACAGCATTTGTATAGGTAATTGGTGTAGACGTATTGGAAGAGAGCATATTCTAACAGTATTATCTTTATATGATATATTATATATTGTTTTATTTTTATCTTGTTTTACAATATATATTTATTTACGATAGTATATTTGCATTCGAGGATAATAAAAACAAAACAAATAATATATAATGAGTAAAATAATTTCCTTTTCCTACGATAATAAATCTTCGTCTGAATCAACAATAAACCAGAAACTAACCAAGAAAACCCGACCCAAAGTATTCCCCATCAAGAATGTGAGAACTCCGGAAACCATAATAGATAATGGTGAAATAGAATTGTTAGAAGATAAATCGGCCGGTGATTCGAGACTGTCCACTATGGAAAAAGAAAAATCAAAAAGAGTGGTTACAAATACCAAAAAATGGCAATTTACTGAAGAAGATTATACGACGGAAAATCAATTGTTATTATTAAAAACTATCCAAAAAACGAACAATCCTCAAACAATGACGACCGATCCGAGCTCCGGGGTTACTGAAAAACATGTGCAGTGTGTATTACAACAACTCAACCAAAAAATATCGGGTTATAAATCACAAGACATACACAAACAATTATATAATCCCATCCGGTTTGTTTCATTGGAACGTGTAATAGAATTACTTATTGCATCTAATTTACAATGCCATTATTGTAAAAAAGATGTAAAAGTTCTCTACGAAATAGTAAGAGAACCTTTACAATGGACATTAGACCGTATAGATAATGAATCCGGTCACAATACGGGAAACCTATTTATTGCATGTTTATCATGCAATTTACGCAGAAAAACCATTTATCATGAGCGATATGTAATGACTAAAATATGCACGAATGTATTGAAACTGTCATAAATAACAATGGCTAAAAACCTACATAAAAATAATGTGTCAAAAATACTATTTAGGCGAAATGTCTGCCAATACAAGAACGCCGAAGCGAGAATTAACCGGAGAAGGAGAACCACTGAAGGTCGCTGAAATATTACCACATCATATAGAAATTGACAAAAAACTCGACTACTTTTATCAGACCAAAAAAATACCCAATATAATCATTTATGGCTCAAACGGAACCGGAAAAAAAACAATCATTTATAGCTTCTTAAATAAAATATATCATTCAGATAAACAAAAAATAAAATCCAATGTAATGATTGTGAATTGCGCGCATGGTAAAGGTATAAAGTTTATTCGGGAAGATTTGAAATTATTTGCAAAAACAAATGTGCATTTTAATAACGGAATATTATTCAAATCCATTGTTCTCCTAAATGCCGACTTTTTAACTATAGATGCACAATCTGCATTGCGACGTTGTATAGAATTGTTTAGTCATACAACCCGTTTTTTTATCATAATAGAAAACAAAAATAAGTTGCTGAATCCGATATTGTCTAGATTTTGCACTATTTATGTTCCAGATTATATGGTGGATGGAAAAATAGTCAATCTACATGAATATTTTTTAAACCAAAAATATCCGTTTGAAGACATATCAAATAAAAAACAATCGTATATTTCACATAAACTAGATATTTGCTTTGCGAGAACGCCGGAGCTCGGAACGAGCGTAGGTATTCGAGGATTATCCGGAGATAATTTATTATCGAAGGATAATAGTAATCGGGCATCCTTACAAAAATCGCCTAGTAATACCCAGTCATTGGACGCATTATCTTACGAAGAAAATACATCTCCGGATAATCCTCGAACACCTGCGACAGTTCCGAGCTCCGGTGCTATCGCCAAACATACCACGTATTTAACAACAAATAATTTAAATGATTTAGTATGTCATTTTTATGAACACGGGTTCTCCTGTTTAGATATAATGGAATGGATAGAACAAACACCACTGATTGATATAGAACATAAACCCACTATTGCAATGAAATATCATAAAATAAGACGTGAGTTTCGTTGTGAAAAAATGCTAATGTTTTTTTTGTTATTATCTATAAAACGTTTTGTGTAAAAAACGTATAAATACTTTGTCTATAACTAATTATAGACAAATGGACGATTTCGTTTTATCAAACTTACAAGAATCGCGAAATGAATGGTGCAGTCGCTTATTAAGTATTTTATGTCCTTTAGTAATAGAGGGTATTCGTTCTATTTATAGCGAGGCCTGGAATATGTGTGTAGCGAATGGTGAAGTAACGAAGTATTTAATGACTTTTCAAAACCTTTTATCTCGCGTAGATAAATGGAACTCTGTAATTATAGAAGAAGAGCGAAAACGAATTATTGAACGCAGTGGATGCAATTATTTAGAAGATTTAATAACGTGTGTTCATATTATTCAGCTCAAGGTTCTCACTTGTATTCGCGTAGGAAACAAACAGAAAAAGATTGATATATCCATTCCTAAATTGGACCATTTTATCCACAAAGTATACATAAATGTTGCGCGAAAAGTCTATAAAAACGTCTATTTATTTGAACGCAATATAACATCATTAATGGTCCAAAAAAATAATAGAGAACTTGAACAAATTGTGCAAGAATGCATTCTGGTTGCTATACGAGAAAGTATTCCAACAGAAGCCATTATTCGTGCCTATATGGACGAAAGTATTGAGCACGAAGAAGAAGTCATTATAGAGAACTTGGTGGAACCTGGCGAAAAATCCGAAGACAAGATCGTGCAAAAAAAACCAGAACCAACTGCGGACCCGATTGACCCATCCAGTGAAAAAATAGAAGAAACGATTGTTACACCAGTTACACCTGGTGTGAAAAACCTGGATGAAGAGAACCCTGTTACTCGTATATCTTTCAATGATTTTGATTCTGTAATGGATCCATTATCAAACAAAATAGAAAATGTCAATGCGCCTAAAACGGAAGAACGATTAGAAGCCATTAGTGCAGACCGGTATTTCAAACGTAAGTTGGAAGAAGAAAGCGATGATGACGATGATGACCGTATTAAAATACATACCGAGCCGATTGATTTGAGTGGATTTGATATATTGGATATGGATGGAACTCCTATAAAGTCCGCACCGGAAGAGGACAATATATCATTGGATATCGAGGAATTGTTATAGACATCTCCAAGTGCATGGAAGACCCTATAGATATTTAATTATTACACAATAATAAAATAATTTATTAACACATATTAACTATGAATATTATTCCAAAGAACCGATTATCCTTCGATAACAAATTATCTCCGGATAATCCTCGAACACCTGCGCTCGTTCCGAGCTCCAGCGTTCTCGCAATACCAAATTATAAAGAATTTGTTGAAACTGTAGATATATATACTACAAGAAAGCCTATGCGCGTTTCTCGTTCCGATATTGCATCCCCTTCTAATAAACTGTTAGAAAACGACGATTTTACGTATGAACCAACCGAATATATATATCTAACCACTTCGCCAACGTGTAATTCAACCTATATGACTATGCCACCTACACAATTGCCTCTTATTTCAACCGACAATGCAAATACATATGATAAAAACATGTATTATGCAACCATTTCCGTATCGGGCGTTTGTTTTTTCATCGTGTTTTTCTATTTATATAGATTGTATTATGTAAATCGATACAAAATACAAAAAATACAGAATACCAAACATTCAACTCGTGCCACTTATCAGTATGAATATAATAGTCAGTTTTGATAATGATATATAATGTATTAGCAACGAATACCTACGAGAACCCGCGTTCTCGCAAATGCGTTTAATATCTTGTGAAAACTTCGGCGTAAAATGTATTATGGAACAAGTTTTCATTCTAGCTATATCAATTACTTTAGTATTTTTTGTGCTAAAAATTGTAGAAATGAAGTATTTAGACAAAGAAGTGAAACCTTTTAAATTGATTTTCAGAGATACAATTATCGTATTTGTATCTTCCATGTCGGCGTCATTTGGCTATTTTTATTTCAATAAACATATTCACGACTTTTTCAATATTATGACCAATACACCCACGCTCAGCACTGCAGCAAATACCCCGGTTTTTACGGATGAACCCGGGTTTTAATGTCTGGATGTAAGGCCATTATCACACAATATATAATATTTGTCTATGTCACTTTCTTTCATTGGACACGGTGGAACGGTATTTTCTAGGGTGTTTGTTTGATAATACACTTCCTGGCTGATACCAGTTTCATCATAAAAAATATCCCAAATAAATAAAACAACTCGTTTTATAGAATTATCTTCGCGATGGTGTAATATATCACCTATACAATATTTTGGTTTCTTCATAATAAACCAAAATACATTATATTTATGTATTTTTAGTATATATATGCAAGACCCTAAACCGAAACGGAAATATACACGTAAGGTAAAACCAGAGGTTGTCATAACGCCGGAGCGAGGGGATGATACAAATACTAGTCAAAAACGGTCGTCGCCTTCAAAATCGCCGATTAAACTCAGGAAAAATGAAATATATGCAAATCTAATGGGAGAACTATTGGCTATAATGGTCAAAAAGGGCGATACTATACGTGCAAGAGTGTATCGCAGAGCACAGGAATCCATTCTAGCTATACAAGAAGATATTTATACCCCCGCTGATTTGGCGAATAAACCCGGAATAGGTCCTATTATATTGGAAAAACTGAAAACATACGATGAAACTGGAACATTGGATATTTTAGAAAGAGAAAAGGAGAACCCGGAAAATATTTTAAGCGATGTATATGGCGTTGGACCGAAAAAGGCGAAAGAACTGGTTGCTAAAGGGATAACCTCTATAGCACAATTAAGAGAACAACAAAACGAAGTTCTCAATGAAGTCCAAAAAACGGGCCTTAAATACTACGAAGATATACAAGAAAAAATCCCCCGGGCCGAAATAGACGAATATGCCGCTATTTTCCAATCCGCCCATGATACCGTAACCAAAAAAACGGAAATGAAATATGAAATAGTGGGTAGTTATCGCCGAGGCGCAGCCTCTTCTGGTGACATAGATGTGATTATAACTGCCGAATCAGCGACTGCATTTAACGAGTGGATTGACGAGCTTTTATCAACTAAAATAATCATCGAGATTCTCTCCCGAGGGAAATCCAAATGCTTAGTTATAACACGACTAAAGGAGGGCTATCGCGCCCGGCGCGTGGATTTTTTATATACTACACCAGAGGAGTATCCTTTTGCAGTTCTCTATTTCACTGGAAGCAAGGGATTTAATGCGACCATGCGTGGGTTTGCATTGACAAAGGGATTATCGCTAAATGAACATGGATTATCAAAAATGGTGGACAAGAAAAAGGAGGAAAAACTTTCCCTAAATATTGTGGATGAACGGGGAATCTTTGATTATTTGGGATTGGTATATAAAAAACCCAATGAGCGTATCGATGGTCGCGCAGTTGTCTCGAAAGACGGTAAGGCTTCTGTTTCTCCTGTTATAGAAAATGAGGAAGAACCCCCGATTGCACAAAAAACGGTGGAAAATAATGTGCCTAAATCTTTGTCCGACCAAAAGAACAGTTCTCAAAAACCCCCCAAAAAAACGCGGAAAAACACAACCAAAAAACTTCCTAAAGTTCCAAAAGATCCAAAAGAATTGGAATCCTTTTGCGCGGATTTTTTGAAACAAAAAAGGGAAGAAAAAGAGGGGGATGAAAAAGTGATGGAAGGAAAAGAGGGGGGTCCTGAAACGCCTAAATATTCTTTGGAAGAACCCAAATCTATTTTGAAAAAGGAATCCATGGGAGAACTTCCTAAAGGACCTACTATTAAAAAATCACGGAAAAACAAAACCGTAAAAATTGCTAAAGAACCTATTATTATAGAACCCGAACCTCTTTCCCCTATTGAAATATTACCAGGTTCTCCTAAATTGCAAGATGTTATAGAATTGCCCGATGCAACTATTCCTAAATGTTCTGAAACAAAAATAGAATCCGTATCCAAAAAATGTCGGAAAAACAAAACGGAAAAACTTCCTAAAGAACCTAAAAAGTCAAAAAAAGGGACGAAAAAAATATCCGAAAAACCAATGGATATAAAACCAACTTCACAAGAAATACAATCGCCGGAAACTATGCCTAAACAATCGCCTAAACAATCCAATGGAAAATCCGAAGAAACGGCTAAACATCATATCCAACAATTCAAAAATGTAGGTATAACAGTTCTCGAAAACCTGTCGCAAGAAGACTTGGCAAATATGCTGACAGTAGCCAATGCCAACTATTACAATGAGAAAGGTGGGCTAATGACAGACAATGAATATGATATTGTAAAGGAATACATTGAAAAGAAATACCCGAAGAATGAAGTCATACAACAAATAGGAGCACCTATTGCAGACCGCGTAAAGAACAAAGTCGTATTGCCATATGAAATGTGGTCGATGGATAAAATCAAACCGGATTCCAATGCACTCGGTGGATGGGTGAAAAAATACCCCGGTCCATATGTTCTCTCATGTAAATTGGATGGAGTGAGTGGATTGTATTCCACAGAAGGCCCTTCGCCTAAATTGTATACCCGGGGCGACGGAAAAGTGGGCCAAGATGTCAGTTTCTTATTGGCCTCATTAAAACTTCCGAAAGAAAAAGGTATTGTGGTTCGCGGTGAGTTCATTATTCCTAAAAAAGTATTTGCGGAAAAATATGCCGAACAATTCGCCAATCCCCGGAATCTGGTTTCTGGTATAGTCAATTCCAAGAAAGCCGACGAAAAAACGGGCGACCTTCACTTTGTGACATATGAAGTTATTATGCCACAGATAAAGCCCAGCGAACAAATCGCTAAACTGAAAGCCACTGGGTTTGAAGTGGTCCAGAATGAGACCCGGGAAACCCTATCCAATGAATCTCTCTCCGAAGTATTGGTGGATTGGCGCACCAATTACGAATATGAAATTGATGGTGTTATTGTCACCAATGATGCTATATATCCTCGTATTTCCGGAAATCCCGACCATGCATTCGCATTCAAAATGGTGCTTTCCGACCAAAAAGCCGAAGTAAAAGTAGTAGATGTTCTATGGTCCCCGAGTAAAGACGGTTTCCTAAAACCCCGGGTCCGCATTGAACCCGTAAGGTTGGGCGGTGTTATGATAGAATATGCTACGGGATACAATGGCAAGTTTATAGAAGAAAATAAAATCGGGATAGGGGCAACGGTAGAAATCATCCGGTCGGGCGATGTTATACCGAAAATCCTAAAGGTTATTGTTCCGGCCGAAAAAGCCAAAATGCCGGCGGAGTCATACAAATGGAATGAAACCCATGTAGATGTATTACTCGAGAACGCAGAGGATAATGCGACGGTGCAAGAGAAAAATCTGACGGCGTTTTTTAGCCATTTAGAGGTGGATGGATTAAAAGCCGGAAATATCAAAAAACTGATGGCGGCAGGATATGACACGATACCGAAGATTTTGGCTATGACCAAAGAAGATTTTGCGAAAGTCGGATACAAGACCTTGGCGGATAAATATGTGGAAAATATCCGCGAAAAAGTGGCGAGCGCCGGCGTGGTAGATTTGATGGTTGCATCGGGGACAATGGGCCGCGGATTAGGTGCGAAGAAAATCGAGCCGATTTTAGAGGCACATCCTGATATATTGGTTTCCAAGGAGGGCCCTGCTATAAAAATTGCAAAAGTAAAATCTGTGAAAGGAATAGAAAACAAGACAGCGACACTGTTTGTGGAGAACATACCGCGTTTTGTAGAGTTTTTAGAGACAATTGGTCAATCGGAGAAGCTTACGGGGGCTCCGCCCCGGTTGCGCGATAGCGCCAGTGTGGGAGTGGAGGTTGATACATCCAATCCATTGTATGGCAAGAAAATCGTTATGACGAAAGTGCGTGATGCGGAAATCATCCGGGAATTGAAAGCCCGGGGCGCAACGCTGGAAGATACTATAGGATCAAAGACATTTGTGCTTATAGTGAAGTCAATGAATGATGTGTCCAATAAGACGAAATATGCAGTGGAACATGGAATACCGATTATGACACCGGATGAGTTCAAGTATAAGTATTTTGTATAGTGAAACATACACACTATTTATGGAGTATGATAAAGTGACATAAGTTGTAAAGTAAACGATCATAATTATACTATTTCAGATATATTTATAAATAGTGAGGGTTGTGCAGTCAAACTGATATTATCACCTTACCATTAGAACCTGTTGATGGAATGACAAATAATATAAGTAATTTAGGCGAAAATAATATAAGTAATTTAGGCGAAAATAATATAAGTAATTTAGGCGAAAATAATATAAGTAATTTAGGCGAAAATAATATAAGTAATTTAGGCGAAAATAATATAAATAATTTAGGCGAAAATAATATAAGTAATTTAGGCGAAAATAATATAAGTAATTTAGGCGAAAATAATATAAGTAATTTAGGCGAAAATAATATAAGTAATTTAGGCGAAAATAATATAAGTAATTAAATCAAATAAACGTGTTTATTATTTATTTCTAGCACCCAATAGTCATTATGAAATACCATTACAAATTAATTTTATTTATACTTTTATTTATACTTTTACTTACAATGAACAATTAAATAAAAAGGGTCAATGGTATTTTAGTTATTTAGGCATATAATTTAAATATATACCAGGTGGTTTATTAGTATAATTATTTTTTTTGTATTTAAAATTATATTTAGGAAATATATAAAATGCCGACTAGACGTTTTACCCAACTTACTGCTGGAGCTTTGACCGTTACAAGTGATTTGGTGTCCATTGAAAATGGAAAAACCCTTACGTTAGGAAAAAGTGGTGTTGATGATTCGGACGCTGTAAACTTATTTCAGCTTAGAGCCGTAGAATCCAAAGTTGATGCAATAACCGCAGGTAGCGATGCACTTTCTGACACATTAAGAGAAGTTAAGGAGATTGCGGCGGCGGTAGATGCAGCAAACCTCGCGAGTATTAACACTACTATTACAACTTTATCAAATGATGTGTTTAAATCAGCACATGTCGCTTTAAGCGCTTCAGTTGTTCCAGACGAAGCACCCCCCTCACCTATGCCTTCGAGTATTAAAAATGCACTTTTAGAAGATGGATGGTATTTCAAAAACACAGGACCTGATACTAGTCAAAGAAAAATTAATTGGTACTTGCCTGCTCCTTCAAACGCTACTGGTGTAGCAACTATGGAAAGTCTTGCTGAAATAGATTTGGCTGTTTACTTGGCTAGTAAAACTTCAACACCTTTTGTTACTGTTTACACTAAAACCAAACCAGGAGGAGACAATCAAGCCAGTTGGTATCATTCTAAACGTACATATGTATTGCTAAATAGTGGTCTAACATCGGGAAACGAAAAAAATTATTTATTTAGAGCGCGTCTCTCTAGTGGTAATGCAGTAGGAACTCAACCAGGTCGTAAAGCAGTTGATTTAGAAATAGAAAACTTTACCACTTCAATTGGCTCTGATGCTACACCACAAGACGAAATTTTGGCTATATCTGTAGGCACCAATTCTGCTGCCGCTGCAGGTAATGTAGAGTTTGTTCTTAGTTCAGTGAAAGTGTTCAGTTCAAATGATAATGTGAACTATGTTTTCAGCAACAATGATCCTTTAACACAACTTATTGTTTCTAAGGTTAACGAGTTGTATACACAAGCATTTAATGAACCGGCTCAGTTTCCTTAATCTCTGAACGTATGGGATAAAATCACATAGTGTAGCATATACACTGGACATATGAACTATAATGCCAAATAGCATCGGTTCATAGTTTCAAATGTTAAAATATATTATTAACTATAATAATATATTGTTTGAATATATGAGATTTTATACAGACATTGGGAGAACACTGGAGTCTGGAACGAGCATTGGAGTTTGTAGAGGGACCAGAGAGTATTTATCATCGCAGATAAATACGCTCGGTCAGATCTCAGGCGTTCTCACAAAATATTTGGCGTAAATACTTACTTAAAGATATAGTATATATATTTTATTACTTATACAATGTATTTCAACACGCATTATATTGTTTTTTTATCACTTTTATATTTTGCGGGGGCATTGGGGTTTCATAGCATTTCCAAATGCTTACGACCGGCGTTCTCGCCATATTCCACCGCCTACACTCCCCTATTTGTGTGCAATAACTGTCATTGCAATGAGGCGAATATTACAACACCCGAAATTGTAACCAATGATGCATTATTGCCAAGTTCTCAAGAACCGACCGACGACCCCGAGTTTCGTCCCAATTTACCCTATTTGAATGCGCAAGATAAAATGATCCTTGCAGCCGGAGGGATGATACAAAAACAATATAGAGATGGATATAGCTGCTCTGGGTCCGTTGTTGTAGATATCAAATGTTCTCCGGATATGGTGTTTGATGCTTTAACCCAAATCGCAATGTATGAATATATGATTCCTATTGTCAAATCATCTAAAATAATAAGTAGTGATGGTATTGATACACTAGCCGAGTTTACTCTGACTAGATTGTTATTGCGGGCTACTGTAAAACATACAGTTTTGCAAAACCAGCGAATATTGAAGTTTATGTTAGATAAAAATCAAGTGAACCATGTAGTCAAAGAAGCGAAAGGATTTTGGAATGTTCAAACTCCGACGGATCGGCCATCGGGGTATAGTCGGGTGTATTTGAGTGCGCAAGTTATTACAGATAACATGGTTCCGCCGATGATATTGGATTATGCTGTCAGTCGTGCATTATCGAGAGCTACCAAATGGTTGAAACCGTACTTTATTGAAATAATGAATGAATAGATGGTCGTATGGGAGAACCAGTTTATAGATACGTATATAAAATTAATATGCATTGTTATAATATAACACTGATTATGCAGTCATTTATTATAATTCAAATAAATCTAAAGATTAAATTACAGTATATGTAGCTATAATTTAATCTACCATCTATGTCATTCTGTTGCAATATCAATTTCCAATCTCAATTTTGTTATATCAATGGAGAACCTATACATGTATTGGAATATATCAAACAAAATACCAAACAAAAAATAATTTGTCAAAAAGGCCACGCACTCGTTTTAGCAAATGGAACTATACGAAAACCTCACTTTAGACATAAAAATAGCAATGATGTTGGCGGATCTCCTATGACTGAATGGCATTGTGAGTGGCAAGGAAACTTTGTTAGAACCGAAGAACAGTTTCTGATGAAGCCTGAACAAATCAAAGAACGGCGAGCTGATGTAGTACTCAATGCGACGACCGTATTAGAAATACAACATAGTAACATTGATAAGTGTGAAGTTGATAATAGATTACATGACTATCAGTTGCATGGGGTTCAACTTACTTGGGTTATAGATGGAAATGGGGGTTCTATTGCTGTAAACAAGCTTGAATATTCAAATAGAGTGTATCTGGAGTTTATATCAGACTTTTGGAAATATGAAAGTTTTATGAGCTATGAAACTATTTTTATAGATATAGATGGTATTATATACAAAATCAATCCGAAAAAAGTGAAAAGTCGTATGGTTGATGCAGAGAACGGACAACCAAAACAAGCGTTTATTGAATCTTTAAAAACCAATACTGATATTTGGACAAATGAAGAGCCTATGCAATGTAATTTGTTTATTAGACAACAAGGTGCTGGAAATGGAAAAACATACGGAATTATCCGAATGTTAGAAGATGATGTAAATTCTCATTATAAGACATTTATTTATATAACAAAACAACATTCTGCGAAACATATCATCAAAACCGAGTTTGAAAACCAACAGAAAAAATTTAGATATTTAACAGATATTACTATAATAGAATCCCCTGACAAGAAAAAATATATTATAAAATATTTCAACATAAAATCAAATATGAATTGTCAGATTATAATTGCAACAATTGATGCATTTACTTGGTCGATTGGCAATAAAAACCATAAACATTTAGACAAGTTTGAAGGGTTAATTTACTCTATTATAGATGAACATATAGAAACAAAAAAATGCGGAACTATTACATTTGGAGGAGTAAATCCTAAATTGAATAAAGAAACGTTATTGGTAATTGATGAGTTTCAAGACCCGCCTGAATATTATGCACAAGCAATCATAAAGATTATGCTAAATACATATATTGATGCGTTTATTGTAGGAGACAGATTACAGAGCATTAGTAATGAACAGAATGCATTCACGTATTTTTGGCTAAATGAGTTTCCGTCAATTAATACTATCAAATTGGAACCTACAAATATTTGTAGAAGATTTATACATCCAAAATTGGTAGATTTTGTAAACTTTATGATACCATTTGACAAATACAGTTTGCCCCCAGTTACACCATACGACGAATATAGTGGTAAATGCATTAATCCACTTGAATTCATTACGAGGATTCATAATTTTATTGATGCTAAAAGTGAAAAAAATAATTATGAATATGAGAACAAAATAACAGACGAAGTCGAAAACATTATGGCATATTATGAAAAAGAAGTAATCGCAAATAATAGAGTTCCAGAGGATTTTTTATTGGTAACTCCATTTACCAAAAATAACCCACTAGTAGATGCTTTAACATTGGCTATTAATATGTTTTGGAAAAATAAGTTTTCAAATGACATAGAATGTATGAAAAAATGGAAATCTGATGCAAATATAGATGAGTATTATAGATATGCTATATTCCATAAATCGGAAGACGGATCATCTATTGATTTATCAGAGTCGGAATATTCTACACGGATAGTTTCGTGTCATTCATCTAAAGGAGATGGGCGTAAAATAGTATTTATAGTAGAGTTTAGTGAAGGCTCATTAAAATGTTTCAGTCATTTATCAAACAATTTGGTATATGATTCATTATTACATGTTGGTTTAACTAGAATGAAAGAAAAGTTGTATATTTGTTATGCAAATAATAATGATACCATATCACAAAAAATAAATGAATACCGACGAAGCATTGGAGAAGTATGTAAGGAATTATTGCCTACTATGGATATTAGTAATAAAATAAAGTACATTGATATTATTCGTGAAAATGCAAGAATATCGTATGAATTATTTAATACTGAGATAATACAATCTACTACATTGGAACAGTATTCTGATTCTGAAAACGAGAAGAAGATTGTCGATATGGGAAACCACAATATACGATATTCTTCGTTATTAATATCTATATATTTAGAAATAATCAATAAAGAACAAAATAATAGTGCTGATAAACGCCAGTTAAAAGCAATATTCCATAAAGTGTGTTCTTCAAATATCAAACGCGTAATGAATATGAAAGAATATTTTAAACTGTTACACGAGAAACCTAAAGATGACATTCCTAAATATTACATTCCTATATTAAAGGTTTCGGACAAAGGAAGGGATTATCTGTCATATTTTGAAATTATTTACCACACTATTTCGCATGTGCAAAGTAAAATGAGTAATTTAATTAGAGAAAATACACAAATAACATTATGTCCATTAGAATGTATTATATTGCATTATATGATAGAAATTGTTGAAAGAAAAATACACTCATCCATTAGTATAATTGATGTATATGATATTGTAGATATTTATAGCAATAGTTTTAGCAATGAATGTATTGGACATGAAACGTGTTTGTGTAAAACACAATTTTGTAAAGTAAACCAAATAAGCACCACTAAAGTTGACAAGACAAAACTATTTCTTAAACATCATTTTGAACAAATAACTAAAATAAAAACAGCGATGGATATATTATATTCAACATATTCAAATATAAGTTGGTTATTCAGCCATAGTGGTAAATACAATGGAAACAGTTCATTTGCTATTAATAACAGATTTAATTTCGTTGGGTATGATAATGAAACAGTAGTTATTTGCTATGTAAAACCGCAATTCAATTCACTAAACTATAATGAAATATTGCTTCATAGTATATTTGATACACATTTCATACATAATATATTACCGAGTACCGAGAATTCTAATTATATAAGGTTCAATGGTAAGAAAGTAATTACATGTATTCTTACATTAGACAGAGAGGAACCTTATTACATTGAATGGAAGGATTCGGAAATGAACAATATTATAGTAACTAAAAAAGACATAATTGTAAAACAAATACAATATGGTATTTTAGAAAAATATAAACAAGAAACAAATGGTATTTATTACTTTTATACTTATTGGAGAACGCATTGTCCTGAAAAAGATAAAACCCCATTGAACTTTATGGCATTTTTACAAGAAAAGCTAAAAGACGAAAAAAAAAAGATTAGTACACCTAGTTATATATACGATTTTTTTAAGCAAATTGAGTTTGAACTGAATATATGCAAAAGTAATAAAAAAAAAGAAACGCTATTACAAGACTACGATGATACTGTCTATTTTTCGTCAAAATTAAATGAAGTATTGGAAACTTCAGTAAAAAGGTATTTAGGTATGAGTATTGACGAAGAAGATAGCGACGATGAGTAGAGTAATTGGAAATATTTTATATAAATAGCATAAAATTATTGATAGTTATATATTTACACCTTTTTACATTTCAAACGCCGATTATTGATAATAAAAATTATATAAAATATAAAAGTATAAATATAATAAGTAATATATAACATGACTTACGGCTATATTTACAAAATACAATTTCCAAATGGAAAACATTATATCGGACAAACAACTACGTCATTAGACCAACGAACGAAAGAACATAAATGCTGTGCTAAAAGTGGCGATACAAAATGTCTGTATAATGCATTAAGAAAATATGATATGATAGATACATTTGAACTTATTGAAATAGATACAGCAGATACATTAGAAGAATTATGTGAAAAAGAAATTATTTATATTCAAGAATATAAATCATATTATATGGATGGAAATGGATATAATATGACGTTTGGCGGAGAAGGAACTAACGGATATGTTTATACGGAAGAGGATAGGCAACGAAACAGTGAAAGACAGAAAAAACGATTTGAAAATCCAAAAGAGAGAGAAAACCTAATTATATCCCAAAAAAAATATTGGGAAAACCCAGAATCAATAAAAAAACACTGTGAAAGAATGAATAAACGTTTTGAAGATAATCCAGAATTAAACGAAATAATGAGTGAATCACAAAAAAAACGATTTGAGAAACCAGAAGAAAGAGAAAAACACTGTGAAAGGATGAAAAAACGATTTGAAGATAACCCAAATCTAGCAAAAGAGCAAAGTGAAAGAATGAAAAAACGATTTGAAGATAACCCAGAATTAAAAGAAAAGATGTCTCAATTACAAAAAGAATACTGGGAGAATCCAGAATCAAGACAACTAATGAGTGAAAAAAAGAAAAAATATTACGAAGACAACCCAGAAGCAAGCCAAAAACATAGTGAAGCACTAAAAAAATATTATGAAAACCCAGAAGCAAGACAAAAGAATAAAGATGCACAGAAAAAAAGTTATGAAGATAACCCCGAATTGAAAAAAAAAATATTAGACTCAAAGGGTCAAAATAAACCGTTTGATGTATTTACAAAAGACGGCACATTTATACATACATTTGCTTACCAATACGAAGCAAAAGAATATTTACAAAATAACTATAATGCATCTTCAACTATAAAAATCGGTCAAGTTTTAGAAGGGAACAGAATGTCTTCTGCTGGATTTATATTTAAATATAAGTAAAACTCGCATTTAACCCTGAAAATTAAATGTAAAATATGTAATGGCAACATCAAATAATTATTTTTTATATCATAGCACACCCCTAGAGAAATACATAAAATAACAATATAAAGTTAAATAAGTTATATTGTTAAATGGAGACTGAACTCAACATGGAAACCCAAAGTGTAATATCCGATATTACAGATGTATGCACTACTACAAACAGCATATCTTCCGGTGATATAATCAAAAAGGTAGATGAAATACGCGCAAAAACCGAAACCGAATTAAATAAACTAACTATAGACACATTAAAAGAAAAATGCAAAGAGCTTACTATTCCCAGTATTTCAAAAATGAAGAAACCCGAATTGGTTCAAGCCCTATTAGCTGAATATATGAAACTATGGTCGGTATTATCCAAAGATAAAAAGACGAATGACCTAAAAAGTATTTGCAAAACATACAATATAAAAGGGACTGCTGGATTAAAAAAAGAAGAAATATGTTTATTGATTTTACAGTATTGTTCCGTCAATTTGATTTTTAAATTAGACTTTGCAAAACTGCAGGATGAACCATCTGCAAAACTGAAACCTGAACCTGTTACTAGTGGAAAAACACCCGAAGATGATATATCATCCAATAATGCGGGAAAACCAAAACTGAGCGCAATAGAAGAATTGGAAAAGCAACGATTGGAAATCGAAAGTAAATTGACCGAAGAATTGAACAAACAAAAAAAGATAGAAGAAGATGAGAAAAAGGCAAAACTGGAACAAGAACAACAGCGCATAGAGGAAGAAAAGAAAAAAGAAAAAGAAGAATTAAAGAAAAAGAAACAATCCATACCAAAACAAGTAAGACTAATTGTATGGAATCATTATATTGGCGAAGATATTATTAAACATAGATGTTTATGTTGTAAAAAAGTAATAATTACTAACACCAATTTTGATGTGGGGCATGTATTAAGTGAAAAAAATGGCGGAACGCATGAAATAAACAATCTAAGGCCGATATGTGGAGCGTGCAATCATTCTATGGGAACAGAAAATATGGTAGATTTTGTAGTTAAATATGGATTGTATATTGGATGAGCTTTACTATTTACAAAATTGAAAATATTTTAAATAGTTTTAATTACCATAATTCAATAACATTAAAATGACTAGTTCTATGTTGAAAATGCTTAAATCGCAAAATCCAGATAAAGAATACCCTTCTAATTTAGGTATGAAATGGAACGAAGATGAAGAAACCATGTTGTTAGAAGAACTAAATGATAATGTGGATATTGAAACTATATCAAGAAATCACAACAGAACAATCGGCGGAATTAATGCAAGACGCAGGGATATCGCATATAGACTATATTTGAAAAATATTTCTATGGAAGAAATAATAGAAAAAACAAAATTAGACAAGGAATGTATAAAACAAACAATAGATAAAAAAACATGCAATTCAAAAAAACCGATAGACAAAGTATCTTCATTAGAAAGCGAAATTGTAGAAATGAAAAATGAAATTAAGGAATTAAAAAATACAGTCAAAGAATTGGTTGAAATGATAAAAGCCATTTATGAGTTTGAAGACGTATAAAACTATCGTTTACACCTTTTCTCATTTAAAACGCCTATTATTTACTCCAGTCATTCAAATTACGGCATAAAGGGCATAATTGGGTTCTGTTATTATTTATGAACCCTTCCTTCGTAATATTATACCAGCAATCATTACAAACCGTATGATTACATATTAGTATTATCATAATTTTTTTTTCAAAACATACACAACAATCGTCTAGTTGATTTGTATATGTATGTTTTCCCATTTGAATCGCACAATTCATACACATTCCATTATGACAAAATGACACCCGTTTCGGTTGTTTTACATGACAATATTTATAATTTCTACATTCAACGAGAATGCAACAATTAGAAGGACAATAACCATTATGTTCTCTATGACCACATACACATACTTCATTATATTCATCGGTTTCTTCATTAAAACATTCGCAAGCACATTGTATTAAACATTCTCCATTACCAGTACACGATGTCATTTTAATCTAGTTAATTGTAATATTTTATATTATAATTAAATCAATTTTATATAAACCGTGCGTTTTACACCTTTTTACATTTGAAACGCCGATTTTCTAGTGATAAAAATAATTAAAAATGTAAAATCAACAGGCGTGATTACTCTACGTGCTTGGCTTAACGCCTTAACAAAAAATTAATTTATAACAAAATTATTTGTAAAGGTTTTTGTTCTGGATTCATATTGTGGTCATACATATATGGAAATCCTGGCAAATCAGCATTGAAAGGAGGTGATAAACCATTAATTTTTGATAGTTGAATTTTATCAGGACCGACAAAATTATAAGTTAAATCGTGTGTTTTAACACGTTTTAAATTAAATAAATGTTTTATTTTGTTTACTGAATTCATTTCTAATATCATATTACTGAAGTCTAATTCTTCGGTTTCTATAGATATTTGTTTTGTTTGAACTAATTGTATAACACTGTCAACACAGGTCCCTCTACGCCTAGCAAAATACTCCGAATAATTAATATAATTAATAGTAATTACAAAATTACTGTGCATCTTTTTTAAAATTTCTACGCTTTGTTGAACTGTTTTTA